TTCTTGGAGTGGGCGAATCGTGGGTTGAACCTGTGGACGATTGAGTTAGCTACTTACAATTTAACGCAGGGCGATACAGAAATCTCTTTGCCGACGGATACGGTCAATGTGTTGTCAGCGGTGATTCGTTTGACTGGGCAGACGCCCGCAACGGACATCATCATTGAGCGCATCAGCCGGGCCGAGTATTTGAACGTGCCAGACAAGACCGTGCAGGCGCAACCTGCGCAGTATTACGTTCAGCGTACAAACGTACCGAAGGTATTCCTGTATCCCACGCCGAATCAGGCGTATCAACTGCGGTATTACCGTATTCGTCGTATGCAGGATGCGGGCGATTACACGAATACAGCGGATGTGAATTTTAGGTTTTTGCCGTGCTTGGCATCGGGTCTTGCGTATTACCTGTCGTTGAAGTACGCGCCTGAGCGCACGGTCATGATGAAACAGTTGTACGAGGAAGAATTTGCACGTGCGGCTGCCGAGGATAGGGACATTGCAAGTGCTTATTTTGTCCCTGAGGTAGGGGCGTAGTGTGGCATTTGCTACAGGCAAATTCTCGTTCGGGTTGTGCGACTACTGTGGTCAGCGCTACCCGTACAACGTATTAAGGAAGAACTGGCGCGGGTTTAAGGTTTGTCCTGACGATTATGAGCCGAAGGAACCGCAGTTGGATCCGCTTCGTTATAAAGGCGATGCGATTGCGATTCAGGAACCGAGGCCGGATCGTGTGGAACCTACGACAGTGTTTGTTGGGATGCCTGCGGATTCGGCGTTCCAGAGTAGAGGCAGTGCGTATGCTGCACAAAATATTACGGACATGCGTCCTTTCCCGCTTCAGTCACCTCCGGTGGGTTATGGGGCGGTAGGGGCGGTAACAATAGCGATCACTTAGCCATGACTTACGACGAACTGGTTACCAACATCAGGAACTACACCGAGGTCGGGAGCAATGTCTTCACGAACGCGGTGATTAATACGTTCATCACGATGGCGGAGAACCGGATTCTTCGTGACATCGACTTGGATGTCTTCAAGAAAGAAGTCAGCGGCACGATGACAATAAACAATAAGTTTTTGTCTACGCCTACCGATATCTTGACGCATCGTTATCTGATGTTGACCGATGCGAGTAATAACCAGCTTTTCCTCGACTTCCGCGATACGTCCTTCATGAAGGAATACTGGCCGGATGGCGCGGACACAGGGACGCCGAAGTACTACTCGGTCTGGGATCAGAACACTTTCTATGTTGCACCGACACCTAACGCGGCGTTCGCGGTGGAGCTTGGCTACATCTATCGCCCAGCGCAGCTGTCTTCCACAAACCCGAACACATGGGTGAGCGATAACGCACCCGAGGCCCTTCTGTATGCTTGCCTGATACAGGCTTACAGCTATACAAAAGGTCCGGGGGACATGTTGGGCTATTTTGAGAATAGCTACAAACAAGCGCTGCAAGGTCTGGGTATTGAGCAGCAGGGTCGCCGTCGTCGTGATGAGTACAGAGACGGCATGATACGTTTGAAAGTTAAATCGGAGTCACCCGGTCCATGATAAACGGCGGCGTATTACTAGGCGACATCAAGGCAGTTATGGTTTCTGGACGTGGATTCACGCCAGAAGAAGTAGCCGAGATGGCGTTGGAAAAGATTGTTTATGTTGGAGAAAGCTCTCATCCGGCTATTCGTGAGCAGGCGGAAGCTTTTAAAACCCAAATACGTGCGGTATTGGTGAGGTACATGCGGCAAGCCGTTGCATCTCACAACACCACGCTTGCAAACCGCCTTCGCGAAGCGGGGCATCCTGAGCTTATAAAACTTTTGGAGGATTGATATGCCTATCTCTGTAACCACTGCCATGCCTACCTCGTTCAAGGTAGAGATTCTGCGGGCAGTTCACAACTTTACCGCTTCTACTGGCAATACCTTCAAGATTGCTTTGATGAAGGCCACTGCAGTAGGTTCGGGAACGTATGGCGCGGCGACAACCAGCTACACCAACCTGACCAGCAACTCGGATGAGATTCCTAACGGTAGCGGCTATACCACGGGTGGCAATACGCTGGTTTCGGTGACGCCTGTAGCGGATGGCACCACAGCGGTGTGCGACTTTGACAACACCACATGGTCTACTGCGACGTTTACTACTTGCGGCGCGATCATTTATAACGACACGGCAGCGGGCGATCCTGCTTGTGCGGTGTTGAGTTTTGGCGGTGACCAGCAGGTTAGCTCGGGTGACTTCCAGATTCAATTCCCAGCACCTGCTGCAGCCACTGCCATTATTCGCATTGCCTAAGTAAGGAAAAAATGTGTCCGTACCTTCAGCGGCTTGGAGTGAATATGGCTGGGGCGACTCCTCGTGGAGCGGCCTGCCTATCTCTGCAAATGGCTGGGGTGCAGATGCTTGGGGCGATAACGGCTGGGGCGGCTTCGTTTCCGGTACGGTCGTTAGCGTCACTGGCGTTGAGGGCACAGGGCAGGTAGGAACAGTAACTCCGGTTGTCACCTACGCCGTAAGTGGCGTAGCGGCAACGGGTGAGGTAGGAACAGTAGGACTGGTTGTTGGTGACACGGTCATCCCGGTTGGGGTGGTCGGAACCGGGGCGGTTGGCACGGTTGCAAAGGTTGTTTCCTACACCGTCACGGGCGTATCTGGCAGTGGCAGTGTAAGCACCGTAGTACCGTTTGTCGCACGGGGTGTGACGGGCGTAGCGGGAACGGGTGCGGTTGGTACGGTTACTGAGTCGGTTTCTTACTCGGTGACCGGTGTAAGTGGCACAGGTGCGGTTGGTACGGCGGTTGAGGTGGTACGGCCTACGGTTTCGGGGGTTTCCGGAACAGGGGCAATTGGCACGGTCTCGATCTCGGTTACAGACGCCGTCATTCCTACGGGCGTGGCGGGCACGGGCGCGACGGGCACCGTGGTGCCGTTGGTTCGGTACGGGGTAACAGGCGTATCGGCCACCGGGGCGGTGGGCGATGTAGCGGTAGCTTCAAAAGTAGTGCCGACAGGGGTCGTTGGCACTGGTAATGTAGGCACCGTAAGTATTATCATCGGTGTGGTTTTCACCGTTACGGGAGTTGAGGGAACTGGTCAAGTTTCCGCACCTACGCCGGAGATTAGTTACACGCCGGATGGCGTAGCGGGTACAGGTGCAGCAGGGCAGGTAGCGTTCCAGATTAGCAGCAACATCACACCGGTAGGGGTTGAAGGTGTTGGTGAAGTTGGTCAGGTTACTCCGTCGTATAACACCGATGTACCGGTTAACGGCGTTGAAGGAACGGGCCAAGTAGGTGATGTAAATGCGTTTGTTGTTAAGAAGGTGTTCCCGGTAGGCGTTGAGGGAACTGGCTTAACAGGAACGGTGACTATTCGGGTTGACAATACCGAGGTGGTCACAGGTGTAGGTGCTACAGGTGCGGTTGGTACGATTGCGTTCTTGAAGTGGTCTTTGATCGATGACGCGCAAACTGCCGACTGGAATGCGGTAAATGATGGGCAAATAACGACGTGGACGGTAGTCAGCGATTCTCAGTCGCCAAACTGGGTAACGGTGGATGACACGCAACAAGCGGCATAAGGAAAGATCATGGCAAGTACATTTAGTACCTTAAAGATTGAGCTTATTGGTGATGGTGAGCAGTCCGGTACATGGGGCAACACCACCAACAATAACTGGGGTAGTTCGAGTTCCGGATCGCGAGGCCTTGAGCAGGCGGTTGTTGGCATGGCGACGTTGATAACGGCGGACTTCTCGACCAATGCGTACACCATGCCGTATGCGGATTCCAACGCGGCGCAGGACTTCCGTGCGCTTGTGTTGAACATTACCGCGACTTTATCTGGTGCGGGCACGGTGACGGTGCCTGCGATTGAGAAGCCTTATCTGGTCTTCAACAACTCGGTAGGCGGGTTTGATGTCACGGTTAAGGTAGCGGGCCAGACAGGTATCACGATACCGAATGGCAAGAAAGCCTTTGTGTACAACAACGGCACGGACGTAGGCGAGACGATTAACTTCCTGTCTTCGTTGCAGTTGGACGGCAACTTGAAGATGCCGAGTGCATCTTCGGTGATTGACGCAAACAACAACGAGCTAATTAAGTTTCCTTCTACGGTGGCTTCTGCGGTTAACGAAGTCACGATTACAAACGCTGCGACAGGTTCTGGTCCTGCGATTCAGGCCACTGGTGGTGACACCAACATCGACTTGAACTTTACGCCCAAGGGCACCGGCAACATTGTATTTACTGCGAATAATGTGCGTGTTGCGAGCGCGGCGTCGATTTTGGATTCGAACAGCAACGAACTGATCAAGTTTCCTTCGGCGGTGGGCTCTGCGATCAACGAAGTCACAATCACGAACGCGGCCACGGGCGCTGGTCCGGCGATTCAAGCGTCGGGTGGTGATACGAACGTCGATCTGAATTTCACGCCAAAGGGTAGTGGTAGTGTGGTGGTGTCTACGGGCAGTCTTGCGCTAACGACGGGTAACTTGCGGTTGTCTTCGGGTGCGTCGGTGGTGGATGCCAACAGCAACGAGTTGATCAAGTTCCCTTCGACGGTGGCGTCTGCTGTTAACGAAGTTACGGTGAGCAACGCGGCCACGGGTGCAAATCCAAGTATTGCTGCAACGGGTGGTGATACGAACATCAGCTTGTCGTTCGGCATGAAGGGCACTGGCGCGTACAACTTCACGGGTACGGCGGATACGGCAGCAGAGGTAAGACTTTTTGAAGACACGGATAACGGCACTAACTATGTGTCGTTCAAAGCGCCTAGTCTTATTGCTAGTAATGTTGCATGGACATTGCCTTCTGCAGACGGTACGAATGGACAGTTTCTTTCAACGAACGGCTCTGGAACGCTCTCATGGGCGACGAGTAGTGGTGGTATTTCAACAGGTAAAAGTATCGCAATGGCAATGATTTTTGGCTTCTAGACCCCAAAAGCCACTCGGAAGTTTTTGGGAGCTAAATCGTGTTAACAGTTCACGGGAGAAGAGCACTAAGCGAAAAAGCCAAAGCAAGGTGGGCTAATCCGGAATTTAAAAAAACACAAAGTGAGGCAATTAAAAGTCCGCCCTGTTGTCCTAAGTGTGGCGAAAATGATCTTGCTAAGTTTTATGTTGATAAAAAAGGCGGCAGAAGCAATAAAGTCTGCCGCGAGTGTCATAAAAAAGATTGTAAGGAAAGATGGCATACCCGTAGTTGGTTGGATCGTTGGGCATCACGGAATTACAAATACGGGGTAACTAAAGAGTTTTTGCTTGATCTGTATGAAAAGCAGCAAGGGGTGTGTAAGATTTGCGAAGATAAGCCAAAAACCCAAAGAGGGCTGCACGTAGATCATTGTCACAAAACCGGAGTTGTTCGAGGGCTTTTATGCCACGGATGCAATGTAGCTATAGGTAGTATGAAAGAAGACCCCGAAATTTTGTCAAAAGCAATTGAATACTTAAGGAGCCATCATGGCAAACCCTAACATTGTCAACGTAACAAGTATTTACGGAAATACTGCTTACGTTATCCCTTCGTCAGCCGCGACTGCCACGACCTCGTGGACGTATGATGGTACGACTGCACTCACTGGCTTAAAGCCTGCGACGAACACGGTAAACCGTGTCACGTCGATCACGGTAGCGAATACCACGTCGTCCGCTGCGGTGGCGACGATTGCCGTTGGTAACAACGCGACGTTTGGCTCGGCGACCGTGATCACGTATCCGGCGTATCAGATTTCGGTGCCGCCTAATGCGACGCTGATCATCGTGGACAAGACAAACAGCTTGTACGTCACCGAAAATCAGTCGGTAGCAGCTTACAGTGGCACTGCGAGTGCGCTGACCTTTACGGCGACTTTCGAAGCCATTACCTAATAGGTGATCTATGCTTTACAGCAAAAACGGTTCCATACCAAAACCAGAAACCGACGGTACTGGTGGCTGGATAGAGGTGCCTGATGCGCCTGAAGCACCAGAGGGCAAAGAAGTAGTATGGTGGTATCCGCCGGGCTGGGTTGTTCGTGATCCGATGCCAGCAGCGCGTGATGGCTACAAATGGTCTTGGTCGCAATCATCCGAACAATGGGTTGAGTATGCGCTGCCGGAAGTTCCTGCGGCAGAGGTTCAGCCTGTTGCTTCTGGCGACATACAAGCTCTAACTTCTGTAGATATTAGCGCGTTATCTTCTGGCGATATTGCTTCGCTTACGACGGATCAAATTTCTGCGTTGGGGTAAAACATGGGCCTGCGTTATCTGGGCAATATTATTAGGCCGGGGTATAACCCGTTAGGTTCTAACATCACAACAGGCGTAAACACGGCGCAGTACCAAGGCGTCTTCACGCTTCAGCAGCAGTCCCAAGCGCAGTCGCAGCAGCAGTGGGTGACTGACCCTAACTTCAGAAACACGACGTTGTTGCTTCAAGCGGACAACGCGGCTAATGGTGCACAGAACAATACGTTCTTAGATTCCAGTACAAATAGCTTTTCTATCACCCGCAACGGCAATACCACACAAGGCACCTTCACACCGTTCAGTCAGGGGTGGAGCAATTTCTTTGGTGGTTATGCGGTGGGTAGTGCTGCCGTATTCACGTCAAGCACCAGCACTTTTACGATTGAAGGTTGGATATTTCCAACTGCTGCCGCTATTTCAACCTCAAATATACCTGCAGTTATTGGTGATATGCAGCCTACTTCCACGGCAGCGTATTGGTCGTTTGGAACACTAGCTTCCGGCGCAGTTACGTTTTATTGGTTTGATGGTGGATCAAAAAACGCAACAACATCAACGACAGTACCTCTTAATGTATGGACGCACATTGCTGTCAGCGTAAATGCTAACGCGATAACGATTTACATTAACGGTGTACAG